CGTAAAACCTCGGAGCAAAACGGTAAGATGGCAGTGCACCGTTACCTCGTCACTGACCACGTAAATGGGTGGCACGGCAAGACACGTGACCCACACCGCCGCCTCGCGCCGTTTGAAGAGTGTGATGATGTGACCGACCTCATTACCCGCATCTATATGACCGACGAAGAATTTAAAAACTTTCAAAGAAAAGGAGCCGCATGATGGCTTGGAACGGAATGGAAAACCTCGATCTATCTGGGGTAACAGTGAAGCAAGGAACTTCTATTTTAGGCGTAGGTCGTCACGCCGTTAAGGTTATAGAAGCTGGCATTAAAACTGACGAAGTTAAAAAGACGCACACGCTCGAAATCAAATACGAAAACGACAAGGGCGTAGTCACGCAGTGGATTATTCTTAATCACCCTACGTCAGCCGATAGTGTTCGGATTGGGATGGAGCAGTTAAAACAAATGCTGGTCCTGATGGGCCACGAAGGCAGCGCATCTCCCGCGCCTTCATGGCTGGTGGGTAAGGCAATCGGGGTGAACATTAAAGCCAGCGAGTACAATGGAAAGACCCAGACACGCGTGAATTACCATTACGCTCTGAGTGACGAAGAGATTGAAAAACTCGGTGGCAAGCCAGCAACCCTAGATGATGCGATCCCGTTTTAGATGCAGCATCCCGTAGACCCCATTGCTCAAGCGGTTCTGGACGCCATCGACCTTGGCTACAATAAAGAAGTGCGCGGTGCAGCTAGATGCTACATCGGCGCTTCTATGGCTGGGACTGATTGCGTAGCTCAGATGGCCCTCTCCTTACGGGGGTTTCCAGACGAAGAGCCCGCGCCAAAACTCAAGCGCATCTTCTTTGCTGGGCATAAGATTGAGGATTGGGTTGTCTACGATTTGAAGAAGCGTGCCGACCTACGCGTCTACGAGAAAGACGAGATGACAGGTCGGCAGCACAAACGGGAATGGCTGAACGGGCACGTCGTGTGTCACTCAGATGGGCTCGTAGATTTTGAAGATGGCACAGGGCCAGCGATCCTAGAGATCAAGTCCATGAACGACGCCAACTTTAAAAGGTTTAAAACTTATGGGGTGCGCACATCCCACAAGAAATACTTTCGCCAGATGACTATGATGATGGCGATGTTCAATATCGAGCGCAGTTTTTTTGTATCTTACAACAAAGACAACTCTGACTATCACGCTGAACTTGTCTCATTCGATCAAGAAGAATGGGATGGCATGTACGTGAGAATACAAGCTGCGCTCGATGGGCAAGCAGGGCGCGTCGCGGACGCCCCAGAGAATATGAACTGCAAGTTTTGTTTCAAAAGGGAAAGTTGTTGGAACCCAACTCCGTTAGCCCCTGCTTGTCAATTTTGCACCCACAGTTTTGCTAACAAGAACGGCGGCTGGACATGCAAACTTACGAACAAAGAAGTCATGGACCCTTGTCCAAAGTTTGAACAATTTGCCACCACACCGAAGGCGTAGAAATGGACACGTTAAAAGAATTAGGGCGGGTGAGAACTGAAATCATCCGTAAAGAGGCTGAGATCGAAAGCATCTCTGACCGTCTGGTAGACTTAACAGACGTAGACGACTTGCATCGAGCTAAGACAAAGTTTCGTCACGAGAAAGAACGTCTAGTGGATCTACGGTGCAAATGCGCAGAGTTAGAAATCGACGTAGAAACACTACGCCTACAGGCTTGGAATAAACACTGATGGAACCACTAAGAAACAAACCGCTTGATGAAGCCAAGAGGCTCATAAATTCTGACCGCAATAAGGAATACGGCGAACCTGTCGAGAACTTTCGAGATATTGCAGAGATGATGACGGTTCTAATCCGACCCATACTAAAAACGGGCGCAAAGGTACGCGTCGAACACGTGGCAATGATAATGATGGCAGTGAAGCTATCAAGAATGACCACCAGCCCAGACAAGGCAGACACGTGGATAGACATCTGCGGTTATGCGGGTACGGGCTACGAAGCAATGGAGATTATGAATGGCATCGAACATTCCGAAAGCTCGTGAAATTTTAGATGACGTTATGGAAAACCTAGAAGCCTTGGAGCCACACCAAGTTAAGCACCGCATTAGTGTGGCACTAAATCATATGACACGTAGTAGTCCGGCGAATAGGGCTTCCGTAAAGTCAAACCCTATTACGGATGAAATTTTAGAAAAGATTAGAGCGCTGGGCCATGAGGCCGTAGACCTTGATCTGAGCCAACAAGACATCGCTAATGCAGTAGGAGTGAACCCCGGACGGGTGTCCGAGGTTCTACGAGGTCGTCGTTAGCTTTCTGCTTCACCAGCAATCAAGTCCGTACCACCCTCTCTAAAGGCAGTGACGCCGCCGAGTATCGGTGCGCGTCCAAGTATCTCACGCACTGCCGAACGTTCTTTAGAGTTGGTGCTCTCCGCACCAAACGCATCGAACGTGGCATCAGCAGCACCCGACGCAACCTCGAACGTATCTGAGAACAGACCCAAGCTAGGCCCGCCTAGTAACTCAGCTACGCGCCACTTACCGTAAGCGCCGTTGTCGATCTGAGCCGCACTGTCATACATAAGTTGACCGATCAGACCAAGGCCGCCCATTTGCATAAGGCCATCCACGTACCAGCCTAGAAGTTGGTCAGCGTTTTCTTTCAGACCAAACTCTTCTGCCATTGTGAACTTGTCCGTCAATGCGCGATCACGTACCGCGAACTCACGGTTCTCTTCGCCGCCACGGCCCTGCACTACGTCTTTAGCAAACACTACGCCCGAACCGAACATTGGGCCTAAGCCAGCGAAGTAGAGAAGCGGAGCCAATCTGCGCTCACCTTCCGAACCCTTGTTCAGCGCGTCTTTAACTACGTCCCTACCCAAACGTGTCATCATTAGTGGGAATGATTTGAGTTGGAAGATGACCTGACCGCCCGGTGTTTGGGCCCACAATGGCTGATCGTTTGCGTTCGGCGTAAAGATGCTTTGGTTTGTGAACTTCACAATCGAAGAAGCCAGTTGCTCACGGTACGGGTGCTCGCTTTCCCCGCCGCTACGCATGATGCTCTCGATGTTCATGTTGCTTTTGTATAGCTCTTGAAGCCCAGCCTCATTGAGAATTTGCTTTGCGATGCGCCCCTGCCTTGTGTTGGGCGCTTCCCTTGCAATTCGAGATTGTGAACGGAAATGCTCGTAGGCCACGGCAGCAGATATGTCACGCATCATGTCCGTCCAACCCGTAAGAAGCGTGGTTGCAAAGAAGCCCGACGTGAACTTAGTGTTGTCTACGCCAAACGCTTTGGTCATGCGTTGATGAACAATGTTCTCAGACGCCGCACCCACATTCCGTATCATGTCGCGATACGCGCTGCCCGCAACCGGGTCTTGCATGAACTTTCTCAGTCCTTTTTGGAATGACATGAAGTCACCGCTACGAATAAGAGGCAGCACCAAGTCACCCATTGAGGACAGGGTGGTGAAGCCCAGCAGGGTAACAGCGTTAATAGACCGTAGCCATTTCGACGCGGCACGTAGGCTTCCACTCTTACTATCTGGGTCAATGCTGTGGCGCATCGAGGCGTCGAAGAAACCTTCTGCGTGCTCGATGTTCTGACGACTGACCGCGATGCGGTCGCCATTGGCTGTAAGGAAGCCGTCGCTGTCTGACAAAGCAGCCGAGATGGCGTTGGCCCTGTGATAGAAATTGTCCCTCATCTTCTTGGAGTTCTGAGAAGGCTCACCAGTTGTGTCGAGTTGAGCCATGATCTTATCTCTAAGCTCAACCTGTGGCGTACCTTTGCGTGCCATCTCCATAAGCTCAGCGGTGAACTTATCGGCTGCGTACTCTTCTTTAAACGGAGCGAAGAACGCTACGTCCTTCATTGTCTGAGTAACCTTCTTACCCTCTGCGTTTATTTCGTTACGCTCACGACGCATAACCACATCACCACGTAGCATCCTAGAGATTTCATCGCCCGGTGAGCGAGCAGCTTGGATGTTTAAGTAGTCGTGATATGCCTGACCGTTCGCACCAAGATGCTTGGCTACGTCGAGACGGCGCTCAAGAGCGTCGCTGTACTTGGTCATCACAGCGAGCAAGTCTTGCTCCAAGTAAGATGACAGGTTCGTCA